ACTTAATCCAGAGACTTACAATTGGCAAGCACCTGTGCCTTATCCCGATGATGGCAAATGTTATGTCTGGGACGAAGCAATTATTAACTGGGTAGAAGTGCCTTGTCTATAGCAATCTATAAACTATGACAAAACTTTGCGCTGCTGGAATACAACTTAGAAATCAAATTGATGATGATTATCCTGATAGGGATCGTAAGTCTGATGGCTGGATTGCTGATTCTCGGCACTTTGCAAACCCTAATTCTGACCATATACCAGACTTTAGAGGAATCGTCAGAGCTTTAGATATTGATTCAGATTTAGGCGCTCATAAAGAAGAAGCTTATGCACTTGTCCAAAAGTTACGCCAATTAGCTAAGCGCGGTGATAAGCGCATCAAATATATCATCTATGATCGCAAGATAGCTAGCAGCATAATGAACTGGAAATGGCGTAAATACAAAGGCCCTAACCCTCACATTTCACATTTTCACATAAGCTTTACCAAATTGGGAGACAACAACAATCAATGGTTTGACCTAGAAGGAGAGAGAAATGATGAGAGAATTGAAACTAGCAGCAGCGACTTGGCTCAAGACCTTTATAGCGGCAGCTCTAGCAGCTTATCTAGCGGTCGGCTTAGACCCTGTTGCCATTGCCAATGCAGCCATAGCATCAGTCTTGCCTAGCATTATTAACTGGCTCAATCCAAATTATGACCGCTATGGGCATATTGAATAATGATAGCCGCTGAATTGGCCACCTTAGTAGCTTCAGTCTTAGGCTCTATAGCCTTACTGATTGCTGGCCTTCGCTACATAATTAAATTAGAGAATATCCCCATAGTGTCGCGCCTTGATAAAATGGAGTCTCAGCTAGAATTGGCCCTAGCGAGAGGGGTCAGAAATGGCAACGCGAAAGCGCGTAAGTAAGAAGCCAGTAAAACGTAAGCGCACTACTAAAGAAACGCCTTTAACAAAGATTGATTTCTGGGCTATCGCTGCCAATGAAGTTTATAAAGCTTGCCGTAGAGCTGGAATGGACGAAGGCACTTCTCTAGCCTTTGCTATGGATCGTAGCTCTTACCCTGATTGGATAGTGCCAGCCGATGACCCGATAAAGAAAATTGGTTGGGAAGATGGCGAGGAAGATAACTAATCTACTTTAGGGAAGTCGAGCTATTCGAGGCTCTCAAGTCGCTTTACCCAGACTTGACGCCCTTATCAGCGACCGACCGAGCAGATGGCATTACTAGCGATTCTTATATCGAGCTCAAATGCCGTAGAACGCACTATGACCGCTTATTGATTGAGAAGAAGAAGTGGGATTATCTGGCCGATATAAGGGCTAGGACGGGCGCTAAGACCCTGTATATCAATGCGACACCTAAGGGCATCTACCAGTTTGACTTAGGGGCTCTAATAGAGCCTGAGTGGGTTTTTAAGAGCCTTCCGATTACAACCGATTTTAGCAACAAAGCCCATTCAGAGAGGCTATGCGGCTTCTTTGATATCCGACTCGCCGAGCTATTGCTTGTCTAAATAGATTTAAGCAAATACATTTAACCCGTTAATCCATTTAGGGATTACAGAACGGGAGCAAAATGGTAAATAAAGTAACTCTTATTAGATTTGATTCTCAAGCAGGGGCTTGGACTGATGAGACAAATTGGGTTAAGGGATCAATAATAAGACGATTCGCTAAAGAGCGAATGGGTAAGAAGCAGCTTAGAGGCCGTTTATCTAAGGCTGAAATCTCTGCATATTGGCTTGATAAATATGGGGTGAGTGCAGATGTTTCCTAATTTATCTGATACTCAAGTCTTTGCAATAACAATCGGCGTTCCATTTTTCGGCCTTTACTTATGGGCTCTTTGGAGTTCAGCCAAAGCTAAAGCCTTTAATGAAGGATATAAGAGAGGGAGAGCAAGTGTCCGATACACAGAGATCATTAAGTGATTGGATCAACGATGCTGGTGACACCCTGTTCGACAGGGGGGTTGAATATGGCGACCCGAGGCACAATTTTCTACGCATTTTCAAAATCTGTCAGGCACTCGGTATTCAGCTCCGAGACCCATCTGACTTGGCGCTTATTGCTATCGCGACCAAACTCTCAAGAATGTTGGAAAGTCCAGAGCGCGAGGATTCGTATCTCGATCTCATTGGATATGCCGCTATCTTGGGTCGATGCAGATTTTCTACACCAGAAGATTGGGACGACATTGAGTCTGACTCGCAATCATAATAGCAACCAATACTGCGATTACTGCAAATATCGCTGGGGACAAGTTAAGGGCGAATGGCATATCAAAGCTAGAACGCCAGCAGTATGGAAAGTCCAAAGCGAGACACCGCTTCGTAAAGCTCAGGTTAGGTTCTATTGCCAGCCTTGCGCCGATGAAGCTCAGAACTGGCCAGATGGCACATTCTATTCATTAAAAGAACAGTTAGACGATGCGATAAATGATTTCGCAGGGAGAGAGAAGTTAAATGTCGAATTACCTAGATGATTATGTAAGTGTCCAAGATAGATTAAAGGAGTTTATAAATGCGTATCCCGATTATCGGATCAAGACTCACACATTGGCAGAATCGCTTGTCGCTAATTGTGATGTTTATATTGTTAAAGTTGAGTTGTATCGGACTGAGGCTGACAATAACCCTTGGACTACGGGTTTATCTAGCGAGTCTAAGTCTAAACAGTATGCGCTGGAACTTGCCGAGACCGGCGCTCTTGGGCGAGCACTTAACCTTGCTGGATTCTTTGCTAAGCCGACTGGAGCGCCAAAGAAGGCGATTCAGACAACAAAGCCAGAGCTTGCATCCTTCATTAAGGAGCAAAGACCGAATGACCCAGAGCCAATTGTCTGGGATGTCACTGCTATTGCGGCAGAACTTGGGGCCGAAGTAATTGATGAACTGCCATTATGTAAATGTGGCAGAGGGCCAATGATTCTTAAGTCTGGAACTAAAGATGGCAAAGAGTATCGAGGCTACACCTGCCCTAGCAAAGACAGAGCAGACCAATGTCCAGCTAGATGGATGAGAATCGGTGCAGATGGGCATTGGGTATTCCAGAAATGAAGCAAGATGCTCATCCGTTTAAGTGCTCAAATTGTTTAGCGGTTACGCCGCATATTGAGCTTTATAGGTATGAGACCAGCGATATACCCGAAGCGCCTGAGGAAGTATGGTTAATTGAATGTCAGCGATGCTTCCTTCAGCGCATCATCTATCCATCAGATCGCGTAGCCAGTAAAGAAGATGACATAACCCGTTGCGATAAATGCGGTAATTGGAAGATGAAATCGGGTAAGTGTCGAGTATGTCGATTAGCAGCTGGTTTCGAGCAAATTAGCGTAAAATACTGGACAGGCAACGCGACTATGGAAAGGCCCTATAACGATGAGCAGACCCCACTCTATTAGATATATCCGTCAGCTAATGGAGTGGGGATTTGACAAAGAGTTTATCGCTAAGGACTGTGGGATCAATATCCACTCACTAGAAGTTAGATTAAATAGAGCAAAGAAAAGGGAGCAAAGAGATGGGAATCAAAGAACTGAGCCTGGAACTAGCAGCGGTGAGTCTGATAGCTGATGAGGCTAAGAAGGCAAAGGATAGGCTAAGAGCTGCACTACAGACCGAGATGGACAAGATAGGTGCAGACAGAGTAAAGGCTGAATATGGTGATGATGTAATTGCCTATGTGACCACCAGTAAGCCTAAGTTTAAGTGGGTTATTAAGAACGAGCGCGAATTCGTCAAATGGGTAAAAAGCAATATATCTAGCGAGATAGTTGAGACAGTAAGAGAATCATCAATAGATGCGATATTAGATAAGTTTCACTATATTAATGGCGATGATGTTATTGATCCAAATGGTGAAAGAGTTGAATGGCTAGAAGGCACAATAGCTGAGCCTTATCTGGTAACTAAGTTCCATAGTGATGGCAGGGAAAGGCTTAAAGACGCCTTTCAATCAGGCCAGTTAGAGTTTAAGAAGATATGGGAGTTAGAAGGTTGATTAACGATATTTATCCAATATATAGAACAATAGATAATCAGATAGATAATTGGGAATCGATTGGAGTAGATGGTAAATATGACTTTAAGCAATGGTAAATCATTCGTAATGATGTCTGGAAGCACAGAGCCTAGAGGGCAAAGGGATGAGTGGTTTAGTCCTAAATGGATATTTGATGCTTTAGGGCTTGAATTCGATATTGATGTATGCGCTCCATTCAACGGAGTTAGCTGGATACCAGCAAAAAGACATTTCTCTATTGAAGATGATGGGCTAAGTCAAGAATGGATGGGGAAACGGGTCTGGATGAATCCGCCTTATAGCAAGCCTTTGCCTTGGACTACTAAATTTAGGGATAACGCTAATGGTATTGCTTTGCTACCTACCACAATAGGTAAATGGTGGCTAGAATTATATGAAGATAAGAGAACAAGTTGGTTAGCACTTCCACCAATGCGTTTCATTGATCCTCAAGGCAATACGGCCACAAATACAATGCCCTCAAGAGCTTGGTTGGTAGCTATAGGTGAGAGCAATATCACAGCATTAAAGATGTCTAATTTAGGGCGAATTAGGTAGATATGTCCATTGACAAGGGCATTACACTCCGACTAAGGCGGGGCCCGAAGGCAGCCCGTAGCCGAAGCGTAGGGGCAGGCTATTGCCTAACGCTGATGCTATCGGCACTAATGCTGATACCAATCAATCCATCAAAAGCAGATATGAATTTAAAGCTTTATGCATACAACAAATTAGATTGGTCAGAGTTTCAATGTTATAACTGGTTAATTCATAAAGAGAGTAGATGGAATCCAAAGGCTCGTAATGGATCACACTATGGCCTTGGTCAGATGCGTTCTACTTGGTATAGAGACCTTAGCCCTAAGCAGCAAATAGATGCACATATTAAATACATAAGACATAGATACGCTGATGCTTGCATTGCACTTCATCATCTTGAGACTAAGGGCTGGCATTGAGCAGACGCTATAACTCCAGCTACTACCAAAAGACAAGACTTCAAGTGCTTCAAAGAGATTACAATACTTGCCACTATTGCGGGCTAGAAGCGACTACAGTTGATCATCTAATACCTATTAGCAAAGGTGGAACTGATGAAGCTTCGAATATGGTGGCTTGCTGCACTCAATGCAATAGTTCTAAGCGCGATCGTATGACCCCTACCTTTTTTGAGCGCGGAAGCAGACCCACGACCCCCATTGGGAAGATTTTCCCTGAAAATGGCTCGGCTAGGCACTATTCAGAATGAAAGAGATTGCTCTGGCTGAATTGGGTGAGATTGTCCGAATTAGGGACGAATCG